CTACCTCCGCGAAGTCGTTGACGTTGCAGAACACAGTCTCAGCGTCTGCTTTGATCGTGTCGTGCAATGTCATAGCTAGCTACGTCGTGCGTTGATCTTCACGTAATCCAAAATGACCGAGTTCACGTTGGTGTTTGCGGCTTTTTGAAGCTGAATCATCGGCTGAAGACCAGAGCTGTAACCGCTCATGTCGAACGTGGTCGCAGCAGCAACGCGGATTCCGTCGATAAAGAACTTTACGTCTCGCTTGTTGCTAAAGTCGATGAAGAACTTTTTGAACGTGGTTCCGAGTGATTGGCCTGACGAAATGTCGTCGTTGTCTCGAACTCCGTCATCTGTTTCAAGGTAAACGAGAGTTGTCGAGTTCGCTCCGACCATCTTGAACCATGCATTTGCTGCAACGCTGTCGGTCGTGTCGTTTCGTGCTGAACCAACACCAAAGACAAGTTCGGTTCCGGTCGTCATCGTGACGCCAAGTCGAGCTCGCATTTCGATATTAAGCATGTCGTCGATGTCGAACGCCAAAGCGTCCCCGTGTGCCAAGCAAATGTTTTCAACTTCGCTTGTTGCCGCGAGTGTCAAAGTTGCAACGTTGGTTCCGCGTGTGTACGTCGGTGTACCAGCGGCTGAAGTGTCAACGATCAACCAAGGAGTTGCGGGATCTGCGGACGATGGAAACGTCGCTGAAGTTCCGTGGAAGTCGTCTTCGTATGCTTGAAAATCTTGAATACCAGCCATTTGTTTTATCTTTCATTTTGAAACAACGGTCGTCGCATTCCGCTACGTTGTGGAATTGCAGAAAGCCGGTTTTGACAGAACCGGCAAACTGTTTTGGATCAAGTCAGCGACTAGACACCAGCTCGCAACAGACCTCGCCAATCGATGGCTTTGACGCCGAACGTTTGACGGATCTTGTACTTGTAGCAGTCCTTGTCAAAGTCCCATTCGTTTTCAAGAACTGGAGACTCTTCACCGGACAAGAAAGACAATTCAACCGTGTCGATCTGTCCTGGATCTGCGGCTAAGTACCAAGCTGCGGAACTTGAACCGTCAAGTACTGGTTCAATAATTGGAGTCAACGAACGTTCTCCACCAGGGCCGTAGATGTTTCGAACACCTTCGTTGTTGTTGGCTGCGTTGTAGCTCAGCGAGCTAAACAGTTCCAAAGCTGTTGCAGACAGTGCAACAGGAACGATCAAGTATCGTGGAACGACACTCAAAACCGTTTGGCTGTTGAGACCCTTTTGCAGCATCATTTTGACAAACGCAGTGTTCAGAGTACCTACGGCTGGAGCACCTGCACCCTGGGTGTTATCACCTGAAACGTGGGACGCCGAGAACAATCCGAAACCGTCACCCATAGTTGGGTTGCTGGTTAGGACTTCGTAAACCTTTTTGTTTTGAATTCGACGAGCTGCGTTTCCGTGCATCGCAGGGATTCGGCTGATTGCGTCCAAGTCGTCGTTGACAACAGTTTCCCATGTCACGGAAAAAGTCTTACCGAACTTCTCGACCTTGTACGACTCGCGAGAATCAGTCATCACACCTTCAGGATATGCACTGTTTTCGGGAACGTGTTCTAGGTCTGGCGACTCGCTGAATCGAATGCGATTGATAGCCTTGAAGTCGTCAACTGAACCCGCTTGACGAGCCCAAAGATTCCACGTGTATGGAGCCTCTTCGTAGCCTGCCAACAGCGTCTTGTTCGCTGCGTCGAGCATCAAGTTCGCAAAGGTTCCAGTTGTGTGATACGCAGGATCGCTTCGCTGAATGTTCATGCGTGCGAGTGCCTTTGGATCTCCAATAGCCGCTCGTGCGATTTCTGGAGAGCTAACGCGATCGGTGTTGACACCGGCTCGACGCATAAAGTTTTCTGCCATACGAAGCAAGCTCATGCGGCTGAAGTCTTCCGCACCGTCTGCAGCTTTGCCAGCGTGTAGCGTTCGCTTGACTCGCGAAGCTGTTTGTGCACGCATCAACAATCCGTCGCGTGCTGCGTCAAAGTACTTGTCGTCGGAGGAACGTGTGACTCGAACCGAATCACCCTCTGCCGAACGTCCTAGCGGTTCTGTTGCCATTTTTCGGATGATCCTTTGTTTGGCTTCCTCGACGCTAACGCCTGCGTCACACAATTCATCAGCGAAAGCGCGTTCTACTTTCGCAAGTTTGCACGTTGCTTGAATTTCACTTCGTCGCTTTTGGTCGTCCGCCAAAGCTCGTTTGATTTGTCCCTCGACAGCCGATCGAGCAGATGCCTCCATCGGTTTCTTTTCTTCTTCGTTAATCTGTTCAATGACTGGCTTCACCTCTTCTTTTGGCTCGCCTTCCATTTGTTCAACGACTGGCTCCGTTGGTTCGGCTGGCTTTTCTTCAACCATCGATTCAATTTCTTCGGCTGGCTTGCCAAGTTTGCCAACAACCCACGCTAGAACTTGGTTTGGATCTTCCATACCTTCAGGAAGTCCCATTGCTTTCAGTTGCTCCAATAACGCTGGGTCCATCGTTCGTTTCCTTTTCTCTAAATCGGTGTAAGACCGACGCACTGTCGATCGTGAATCGGCCCCAGTGGCCACTAGGCTTGCATCGAGTGCAGTCCATTTCGTTATGACGTTCGCGGGTCCGATAACCTCAGTCCCTCGCGATGTCGTGTAAGATTGCCCAGAACGAAGCTCTAGAACTTCTTCAGGTTGCGCGGTAATCGAGAAGTCTGTGATGTGACCTTCGAGTAGCTTTCCGTATGCGGTCTGGCTGTCGTCGTCGCTGGCGAAGTACGCCGTACCGCCGAACTCATCGCCATCGATCGTGAGGTTGCGAAGGCTGCCAAGCACGTTCCGAACTGTGGTTGTATCGTGACTGTCGACGATAGGAATCTGAGTAGCACCAGATCGCAATGTCATGCCGTCCATCTCTAGGACTTCAGCAACTACCATTTGCCGTGAGTCGTCCCATCGATCGATTGGATTCTCCGTTGCGGTAACAACGCGAACGGATCGCTTCGTTGCGTCTGCGGTTGCGGATTGAACAGAAACGGAACGCATTGCAAGTGCATTTGATTTGATTGGTGGTAGCTTGCCTTTCTTAGACATTAGCCACCTCCTCTTCGACTGGAATCGGATTGTCAACGACGCCATCCGATGCGTCTGTAATAATTGCGTCGATGTTCTTTTGTGCGAGTCCGATCATTGCCAATTGAGCTTCAGCAAGCGGCCTACTCATCGAACCATCTGCCAGTCCGTTGAGAACGTCCATCAAGGCTTTTCGGTTACGGTTCCATTGCAACCGACTGAGCCCCATCCATTCACCAGTACCGCCTTCTGCTTCAATTGCGATGTCTGCGGCTTCGTCTGCTGGCCCGGCTGCCCCAGTTTGTGCGGCCATCATCTGTGTTGTCTGCTCTTCAGGTGTCAGCAATCCAAGTTTCAAACGTAGCTTGCGTTCTTTCGCTGCCTGGTAATAAACGGCACGGTAAGACAATCCACGAGCACCAAGCACGTTTTGTGCGGTATCGGTAAACGACTTCAGCGACAACTCTGCGGCTTGCTGTTCGCTCATCGGGTCAACCCACTCTTGCTCTGGCAGCTGCCATTCGACTGGTGCTACCTTGCGACGATCTTCTAGAAGTTCGGTTGACGTTGGAAAGCTATCTAGCCCAGCTCGTGCGGCTGCGTTACAAAACTCATCCCAGACCGGCAAACAGCAATGGTGGACCATGTAGTTCTGACCACGTTTGTATCGTGGCCGGTCTTCTAGTTTCGATGAACGCGACGAGCTGTAAGAAGTCTTCGAGAAGTCTTTGGCAATCGCTTCGTAATTCGTGCCGGTTCCTGCACAAATTCCTCGAAGCATCAGATTGATCCAAGGTTCGCTTGCAGAGTTTGGTCGGCCAGGATTAATTGACTCGACTGACTCACCTGGACGCAATCGCACGACCATCGCAGGTTCGAGATACTCTAGGCTGTTGCCGATGGTGTCTGTCGTGTCCTCTCCGTTCGGTGGCATCAGGCTACCGATAGGCATGTCTGACTTGATCGCAACACCAAAGCAAGATGCAACGGCAGAAGCTTGGATTTCGTTGTCCACGTAGACGCCAAGATCTCTCATCCACGACATGACAGGAGCAAACCAAGTAACGCCGCGAGTCTGTCCGACTCGATCCTTGCGATACAAGTGAATGATCTCGGAAGCGTTGATTCGTTCAGGTACTTGGTTCTGAACCGTGTACGGACTGTTTGGATGTTCTGGATAGATCCAGTACGCAACTGGCTTGCCTTTATCGTCGAGCTCGACACCGCGAATAACTCGATTGCCATTCTCTTTATTGATTCGAGTCGCGAATGTGTCTCGCTCCATCGAGATGCGGTCGGCTTCAATCAATTCCAAAGCAAACGGAACCGGGCGAGTGATTCCTTGGTAAGTTTTGTTCGGTGTGGAAATCTTGCGAATCAGAACTTCTCCAGCTTCGACCATCTCCCGCTTTGCAAGTATCTGGATCTCAGCAAAAGTGAGTTCGCCGTTGATGTCTGCGACTTCGCACCATTCAGCAAACGTCTTGTCACGAATGTCGTTTACGTTCTCAACGTCCTCACCCTCTGGCGTTTCGTAAGTCGATTGTGCCGTGATGCCATCGCCCACTACGTTTGACACGATGGTATCGACTACGTTCCATGCGTAAGCGTTGTCGCGAACTAAAGCACGAGCCCAAGCACGTAACGCATCTGCACCATACGGACCCATCATTTCTTGATCGGCTGATTGGTTGCGTGGCTTCTTATGGTTTGTTAGTCGATTAGCTTCCGCACCTTGATACGATCGGAGAACTTTGCGAGCCTGTGCGCGTTGCAAACCTGCATGCGGAGAAAAGTAGCCTACGATCTTGTCTAGTAGGTTCATCGACGACGCCCCAGCTTTGCGAGGCTGAACGCACCTGAACCACCGGAAGAACGCTGCACTTCTGTTTGAAGCATCCGACGTTCTTCAAATAACGACTTCAGATCAAGCTTTGTGACGCTTCGAGTGCCAATAGAATACGACTGAGCACCACCCGTTAAGAGTGCCTCGATCGCTGCTTCGATTTGCGTTAGAAGATTGGCCGCGTCCATGCATTAAGAATCGCACGGACAGAACGTTGAAGGAACTCACAGTTTACACGTTGTGTAAACTAGCCTTGATCTTTCCATGTGTTGCCGCAAAACGTGCACTTGCAGTATCGTATCCTTCCCTGCGTCGACATGACTCGGCTGTAGTTCGTATCGGCAGGACGCAGCGCAGTACAGCACGAGCAAGGCTGCGGAACAAACGAACTAACGCGAGGTACTGGCTTGGTCGATATCAATCTATCGTCGATTACCTTCTCGGCACCCAACCACCTGGCCTCTGTCGGAATCGGTTCGCTGGTGGCGGTGTTCGTGGTTTCGGCTCCTGATGCTGTCGTATCGGTTGCTGCCTCGGTATCACCTTGACCCCCATGCAAGCTGCCGCGCAAATCGCTAGAGCTGTCGCGTCTAGCTTGTGATTGTTTCGACTTTTCACGACCCATTTTTTTTGCAATCCTTTCCCTTCGATAAATACCTCCTGCCGTTCCTCCGCACAAATCTGCTGAGCATACTGCAAGTGCTCTTTCGGATCTTTCGTACTCCATACAGATAAACTCCCGTCGTTGAATGTGTGGGCTTCGTCGAATGTATTCGTTGCAAAGCGTTGCTGAACTTCCGACTTCCATTTATGTGCGTTTACGTGGTACAACCACAGACGCTGCTCCAACTGAAAATCCGCTCTGCACTCGTCGAAGAATCGCCGCTTCTCGGAACTTTCACCGGTGTAGTTCATGCGGCCATCGTCGTGGCCTTTCGAAGCTACGAATGGTGCACCTGTTTGACGGACGAACTCGTAGACTGCATTGGTAAAATCGCCTGAGTCGATGAATCCAAACTCTGGTCGGTTCTGTGCTAGTGCGTACCGTCTGAGCTCGTGGAGTGCTCGTAGGATCGCTATCTCTGTCGCTTCGTCGCTGCTACGTGTGTCGGTGCCTATGACGCTCCATTCTCCGTAGTCGATTACGTGACCAACGCAATTGCCGTGGAAAGCGATCTTGACCCAGTCGAGTTTGTATTTTCCAACGTCACAACCAAAGAATATTCGCGAGCCTGCTGGAACTTCGGCATGTGCTAAACCGCTCATGCGAGCCGCGACTGTTCCAGGTAGTAAACCTAGTCCTTCCGGTTCTTCCTCTTCCGCTGGTTCGTTTTGGAGCTCTGCCAAGACACGATCTAATCCCCAGTCTGATACTCTGTTGTAAAACGCTTGCAGTGCATCGATCTCTAACTGGTTTCCGTTCTCATCTAGATCCGAAACGAACCTATGCGGATTTGTGACGACAGCACCGAGATTCATCGCTTCGAAGTTGTCGCGATAGAACTGCGTGGCTAGCTTGCCGTCTTTGTCACCTTCGGATTGTGCTTTTTTGCGAAGTGCAATGTACTCGTCCCACAAGTCTTCACGTTCAGGCCAGCTTGACAAGATGCCATAGCGATCACCTGCAAAAGTTGGCTTGTGCTGTCTGGATGTGACTCGGTACGAATAGCATTTACGGTTCTGAATAGTAGTTAGTACGACTCGCGAGATTCGTTTGTTTGGACCTGCAAGTCCAGCTACGTCGCTGTCGATCATGTCCTCAATGTCTTCGTGTCGATTCGTCGGGGAGAACGCAACGTCTCTCGTTTCAGGATCGTCGATGATCGCCAGGTCGGGCCTGTCCTCGTCGTCGCCTTCACCTCGGATTGCTGCATCCAGTCCGAAGTATACGCACAGCTTGCCACCGAACGGCGAGCCAGGCACAAAAGGAAGTCTGATCTTTTCTTGACTCCAAATGATATCTGTCTTGTGGCCGTCTACGTGTTGTTTTGCTGCTCGCTGTGGTGCGCCGTCGAGTGCTTTAACGCAAGCTGTTATCTCTGGAAAGTCTGCAAAGAACTCTGGGAACTTGCGTTCGTTAGAGAACTTAGTCTTGCATTGCTTAAACAGCTTCGATGCTTTCTTTGTTGTCTGTGCAATAAAGACAGGAAAGCGAATTGGAGTTGCGACTAGTGCGTAAGCTACCATGCCGATTGTTACCTGACTCTTACCGTCTCCTCTCGGAGCTGCTACTGCTTTATCGCCACCACTAAAGCAACGTTCATAAATCGCATCGATCATTGCCAAGTGATGCGTTGCGAACGGATTGTAAAAGATCGAGCTGAAGTAAGTTCGTAGGAACCGTTCTGGATCCGCCAAGCACTTTTCACGACGAACGATGTCCGCAATCTCTGGGATGATGACTCTAGCGGACTCGCTGCGTGCTTCTCGCTTGCGTTCGATGTCGCGGCTAGATTCACTTTGCTGCCTTGACGGTACATCCCTCAACGCTACCAACGCCGCTATCTGTTTTTGCTGATCCATCAACGATAAGACGCGGGTCAATTCCAAGGTCGGAAGCGATGCGAGATAACTCACTGTCTCTGGCTGTAAGCTGACCATCTATAACCTTGTGTTCGTCCTTTTGGTTCATCGACTCCATTAACGCTGCAATACCCAAAGCTCTTAATTGAACTCTAGGATCTGGATCGCTCATCAACTCATTGATTTCTCTTGCAGCCTTTTCCGTATCGATGTTAAATCTTCGCCGCACGGCCATCTCCAAAAGCTGCAAATCCCCCCTGACCCCCATGATTTTTCTTAATTCAGAAGCCGGACTGTGTGTTTAGTTTTCAGGGCCTTCGGT